TTTAAGTTTTTACCTTTTAATACTGCATTAAGAAACTGAGCCCATGATGTGTGTACGTTCATTAACTCATCAATTAATTTTGTTGCGTCTCCAGGTTTTACATTTAATTTTTTAGTTATGTCAGTCCAAAAAGTATCTAATGATGCATCATCAAAACCTTTTACTACAACTCTACCATTTTTAATTCCTAAGTTACCTCTATTAATTAATTTTATAATTAAATCAGATAATTCTGTACTCATACCAGAAGTATTGGCTGCTGATTGTGAGTATTTAGATATTTGTTTTGTAATCTCGTCTATATTTTTAAGATAGTCTGTTGATAATAAGTTAGCAGAAGATTTTTTACCTTCTAATCTTTGCATACCTTGAAATTGTTCTTCAGGAAAAGGTCCTCTAGATCTTAATGGTCTTGCAAAATATTTTTCTACAAACTTGTCAAACTTTGTTGCTTGTCCTGCTCTTTTAACGTTTGCATCTAATATACTTTTAGCAACTTTGCCTGCACCTACCACAGTTGGTATAATTGGAAAACCCATTTCGCCTGAAAATTTTAATTTGTTATACAACATTCTCATAGCATCATCTTTGGCTGTTCGTCTACCATCCCTATCTAATGCTGTAAGCTCACCTTCGTCAAAAAATATATCACCAAAAGTACCTATGTTTTCTGCATCGTAAACCACACCACCTGTAACACCACCACCTACAAACAGTCCTACAAATTTTTGTTTACCTGAAAGTTTATTCCATTTTTCTACTTCTTTAGCTAGCTTGTAACCATCTTTGTTACCAGCAGTTCTTAAATATTTTTTCTTTTTTATTGCAGATGTAGCTTTGTTATACATTTCAAAAGCTTTGTCGGTTACTTTAGCACCAGCAGATCCCACCGCTTTCCAACCACCATATAATTGTACCAATGATTCTGTAATTCTACCAATTGCTCTTTCTTTAGCTTTACTATCTAATTCTTTTTCAATCATACCAAACATAGTTTTGTCCCACCAGTTTTCTAACTGTGCAACTTTACTTTGATCTACAGGAATTCCTTCCTTACCAAAATAATCCATAACCATTGCTCCAAGGTTAATAAAACCTTTTGGTATTTTAATTGCACCAGAACCAACACCAGATATAATAGACTCTGTTATACCTACTTCATTTTCAAAAGGTATGCCTTTTGATTCAGTGTAAATAAATGCATCATCTCCTTGAACAGTTTTAAATGTAGGTGTGTCTTCTTTATCAGTTTCACCTGCTTCACTTGCAAGTGTTGCATATTTACCTTTTTTAAAAAATTTCTTTTGATTTTCGTTTAGTTTATCATCTTCAGGATAGATTGTATTACCTGTTTTAAAATCATATCCAACACCTTCCATAATACCACGCATGCTCTCCATTTCTCCACGAAAGTATTCTTTGTTTTCGGCATCAGAAAATTTTCTAGGGTCTCTGTATTCTGGATCTTCTTTTAACTTTTCGTCAATGTATGCATCTTCGCCATATTTTTTTTTAAATTGAAACTCTCTTAATGTTTTAAATGCAGTATCAAATGCGTCTGAGATAGTGCTTTGTTTACGCATGAAAGCTTCATTCTTTTCTGCTTCCTCTTCAAAGCTTAATGTCTTTTCAACAGCTTCTTTAACTTCTTTCTTTTTATCTTCTTGATCTTCTTCGACAAGTTTACGAGGGTCAAATCCAAATACCATTTAGCCTCCTAATCTGTTTTAATTGTTTCCGATATGTAATCTTCGTATGGAATAAAATATTGTCCTTGTTTAACGTAAGCTGTTTCAGTTATAAAATCTACATAAATTCTACCATCTATGTAATCGGATTGTTCAGGGTTGTAGTCTTTAATAACTAATCTCTTGTCAATATTATCTCTTGGTTTTCTACCAACTTCATCGTCTTGAATAAAAAGTTGATTAGGGTCATGATAAATTTTATATTTTTTTTCGGCTATATTTTTTTGAAAATTGTATAGTGTTATAGCATCTGGATCACTAATTCCTTCTGAAAAAGATGAGCTATTTTTGTATTGACTTTTAATTGCTTCAATAGCAGATTGTTTTGTGTTTTCTGCTCGTATATTTTCTTCTCTCTCAGTCTCTTGAGGACTTTGATCTTTTCTAAACGTTGGAAGTAAAACTTTTAATGCATCTTTAACTCCACCAGGAAATCTTTCAGGGTCAGCTTTAACCATGGCTTCGGCTCTATTAATCATAGCATCTTTGTCTTCATCACTTAATTGTTTAAACACTTGCATAACGGTATCTCTTTTATTACCGTACTCAGCCATGTTTTGTTTCATTAAATTTTGTAAAGGTCCTTGCCCTGCTTGACCTATTGTTTGAAATATAGGTTGTCCACCAGGGGCTGCTAAAATATTAGCACCTAGTCCCATAAAAAAATCAGATCCTTTGTAAGGATATTTAGGTGTTAAACCTTCTATAATATTTACTCTGTCAGTTACTTTTTTTCCAATGTCTTTCATTGGATCATCTTGTACAACAGTTGATTGCCCATCGTCACCAGCATAACCTTGTCGGTCAACACCAGTCATGATGCCGCCGCTAGCTCTACCGCCACGTCTAAACATCGGTCTATTTAAAGTTTTATTAAACATTAAAAAATATCCTTGAGTCCTTTGTATGCTCCTAATCCTAATGAAGCTATTCCTAACGCCTGCTGCAACGGCGATTGATTAGGTGTAACTGTAGAAGTGTATTGACCCATGCCAGCACCCATAACATTACCCATACCGGCACCCAAGTAACCAAGTCTTTCGTATGGTTCGTAAGCTGCCATTCTGTTTGCTTCTCTTTGTTGATCAAGAACAGATTGTTCAAATAATTGTTGGTCGCGCCCAGCTTGACCCAATGTTGAAATATCTGTCCCTTGTAAACCTGGAACTAGTTGAGCCATTCTTTGTTGATCAGCTCCTAGTTGTTGTGATCCTGAAAATAATTGTCCTTGTTGATTAAATGCTTGATTAGCTTGAGCCTGTGCTTGACCAAAACCTTGATTTAATAATTGTGCTTGAAGTTGTGCTCTATTCATATCTGATTGATTTTGATATTGTGCTCTCATAACACCTTCTCTACCACCACCTAAATTACCAGACTGTGCTGCGCCTAAACCTATATTAGTTATACCTGCTTGAGCTTGTTTATCAAACTGATCCATTGTTGCATCAATTACATCTTGTTGATATGGAGACATAAATTGTTGATAAGCTTGTGGACCTGACATAGCTCCTTGAGATTGTAAATAATCTTGTGAACCCATCATGTTTGTAGGTTGACCTGCAAACGTTCCTGTACCGGTTTGATACTGTCCAGCCGATTGTAAGTACGGTGCGTATGCTCCTATACCTTGACCTTGTGTTGTAGCTCTTGAGTATGCATCTTTAGTTGCCTGATCTTGACCAGCAACCATTGGCTGAAAATCTTTTGTATTTAATTTTTGACTAGTTAAACCCGTTAATTGTGCAGCATAATCTTTACCTAGATCTTCTACAAATTGTGGTGGTAAACTACGTGTTTCTGTTATTGCCATTAAATTACTTCTCCTATTCTCTCTGATACACTAAACATCTCTTGAGCGCCAGTGTTTCCTTGTGTTTCCTCGGATACTCTACCACCATTTTCTAAATTTTTCATCATGTTTTCCATAACTTCTGCACCTTTATCAATGTCTCCACCGCCAGCATTTCTAACAGCGTCAGCTGTAAATACAAATTCATTTACACTTAGTCTTGCAGGTACATCGTCTGCTTTTTCTTGTTTACCTATTGGTACAAATCCACCTTCAGCTCTATAATCTTTTTCCATGCCTCCAAGGTTCATAAGTCCTCCTTCTTGAGCCGGAACTCTACCACCACCACCAAATAGTGCATAGTTTTTGTAAGGTCTATTATCTACTAGGTTTAACATGTAATTATATTTTTGATCTATTGCAGCTAGTTTAATTGGATCTCCATCAGCTTCTTCTACAGCAGATTGTATGTTTGCTCTTAATTGCGCAGGTGTTCCTGTTCCTCCTGTTATAAAATCAGGAAGTCTTCCTCCTCTGTCACTAAAATTATCTTCGTTTGGTTCAGCTTTATTACCAAATAAACTCAATGCTCCTAGGCCCAAAGCTCCTACTTTGAATGGATTAAAAACACCATCATATTTACCATCCTTACCACCACCCATTAAAAAACTAGCACCTGGTATTTGTCCAAAAGAAAATTTACCTAAATCAGTAGCTCTTTGCATACCAAATAAATTACCACCACCTGCATAGTATGTACCGGCTGCTAGTAATGCCATCTTACCTACATCACTTTTTAAAACTTTTCCTGCTGCATCGGCTACACCGCCTACAACTTTCTTAACACCTTTAACTATTTTACCTAAAAAATATCCTTGTCTTGGTATAGTACTCATGATGCCGCCCATATTTCTTGGCACTCTACCACCTTGATTAAATACATAAGAAGCTCTTCTTACATCTGCTGCTTCTGCACCAGCACCAAAACGTGATGGATCAAATGTAAATTCTTGTGTTTCTTTTTCTTCTTCAACAGGTGCAGCACCATAATTAAGAGGTAATAAATTTTGGCCCTCACCATCTCCTCCAACATCTGCATAATTAAAAAGAGTGTTTCCAAACATGTCTTTAACAGGGTTTCCAAATTGATCTCTTCGAATAGATTTTATACCAACTTGACTCATATCTCCCGAAACAGATAATCCAGGTGAACCTATGTCTCTTGCATACTGTGCAAAAGCACCATCATCAAATTGTGTTAAAGATTCAAAATCGTCAAAAGAAAATTTAGGAAAATCTTTGTAAGAAACAGATTTCTCTTCAAAAGGTAAACTATTTGAATATCCAAATTCTGTAGCCTCTAATAAGTTTTTTAAATTTTGTGGTAAGGTATCGTATTTTGCACGATCAGTCCTTTTTAATTTTGATAAAAATTGAAGTTCGTTTTTAGGATTATTTCCAATAATATTATATAATCCTTTTTTTCTATTTCTTACGTAATTTTTTCCAAAATCAAATACTGAACCAGCAACATCGAATGCTTTTTGAAATGGTTTTTGTTTTTTACCTGCATTAAATGATTGTGGTTTTCCTTTAGGAGCTTGTGGATTATAACTTGGATTACTATCGGGATTACGATCAAACGAAGTTTTAGTGCTTCCATCTGATTGACGTGTTTCTACTTGTCCTGTGTTTTTCCAACCTGTCGTATTAGCCGGATCGTAATCCGCCATAAAATTTCGGGCCATAATTACATCCCTCTGTTATAGAGACCCATCAAACCACCGTTGGCTGCCATTGCAACTTTTTCTCTCATGTCAACATCAGCTATTCCGCCACCAGGCATTTGTTCCTGCATGTTAACATTCTCGCTCATCATCATTCCTGGAGCTTGAGATTGGATTCCTGATTGATCTTGTTGCAACTGTTGTAAAATTTGTTTCCAAATACCACTTTCAAAAAAAGCTTCAAAACTTTGAAACTGTACTTTTTGTTCTGGCTCCATTTGTGACCATATTTCTGCCGCAATTTGCATGCTTTGATCATTGGGTTCTTGTCTACCCATTCTAATATCACCACCACTATACTTGATGTCAGGTGCTCCAGCTTGTATCGATTCGTTCATTGAAATTTTTTCTTCCATAGTACCTCCTTTTACTTTGTTTTTCCTATTAAATCAAGAGGTGGCATGATAACTGTTACATCTCTTTGCACATCTTCTTCAGGTATATTTGCAGCTTTTAATGCTTCTTCAGTCTCGTAGACTTCACCTGTTTGTTTGTTTTTAATAGTTGTTATTATTTTGTCTGGTGTTATTATTGGTATATCTTCCATTATGTTGTTACCTCTTTCTTAATGTTTAAGTAGCTAATAGCTACATCAAACGAATCTGTTGTGCTTGATTGTATTGTAAAAGATGTACCACCTTCTACTATTAGCGGTTGGGTTAATAATTCTGCTGTTGTGTTTGCTGTTAATTGTGCAGATTTAATAGCTGTAATACTGTTGTTAGTAACAGTAATAACTGGTGTACCTGCTGATGTAACAAGTATTGATTTGATAACTATTGTTTCATTGACTGCAGGAATACTAGCACCCAGTGGTGTAAGTGCACTACCACTAGTATTATTATCTATACCTTTAAATTTATATTGGTTTACTACTGCCATTAATCTAAAAAGAAACTTCTAGCTTCTATCTCCTGTTTTAATTCTTCTTGAAATGTACTATTTAATTTTTCTAACACTGCATCTAAATCTCTAACTAACGATTGTGATACATCTTGATCATATTCAGAACTTGCTCTAGTTAATGATTGTACTATTTTTGCCATTATCTTCTTCCTCCAGCATGTATATCTAATCTAAACGTACCTAATTTCCAACTAGTATCTACTGCAGTGTTGGATATTGTAAGAGCTATTGATCTTGCTCTTGCACGTGTGTCAACTTTTGTTGTAGTAGAAGAAATTGTAAAAGGACCTAATGATGAACTAGCAGCTGCATCGTTTGGATAGTTTCTTAAATCTAATTGTATAATAGAATTTCCTTGTTGATTTATAAAGTCAGGTATAATTCTACTTACTCTCATAATGTTTTCTCCATCTCCTCTAAGATCAGCCATGTTAGTAGCTGCTCCTCTTACAACTTTTTGTGTAATATCATAATCACCAGAGGTAATGTTAGCTGGAATAGCTGTTGTTACTCCTCCTCTTATTTGATTAACTCCTGTTTCATGTTCATAGTAATAAGTAATTCCTTCTGTATTACCTTCTACATCAAATGAGTCATCATCACCTGCATCGTATTGAGTTGCATGTGGTAAACCAAACACAGCAGAATCCTGCCAAGTAGTTCTAATAAATAAACTACTCGCATTTACAAACCAAATAGGTCGTTTAGCTGTAGAATCTAAATAACTATAAGTAACTGATTGTGTATTTATATTAGAACCAGACTCTGGATAAAACCAAGTAACTTCACCAAACAAGTTATTAATACCCGCATAAACCATTTGATTAGATGTTGTGTTTAAATTGTCATAGACATAATCTTCAACCAAACAGTCCATAGATTCTAGTTTACCGGTGTATCTAAAAAAACCATTATCAGACATCCAATACGCAGCTCCGTCAACTTCAACAGCTGCATTCCTACCAATCAATCCACAGTTAGTACCAACTTGTTCATAAGCAAATGTAAATGGAGTTCCAACAAAACGCATAGTAAATAAAGCCGTATCTGTCCAAACGTAAAGTGCATTTCTACCAAGTTTAGCACCCATGATCCGTGATCCAGCGGCCAGTCTTTGTGTGCCAGCACTATTTTCAGCTGTGGGTGTATACTCATTAATGTTTTCTTGAGACGAGAATCTTATAAACATATCATCTTGTGAAGATTTATCTCCAATAGTTGTTTCAGTGCCAAAGAAAACTAAGTGACGATCGGGTGTAGATACTAACATATCTCTAGATGCAGTTGGTGCACCAGATATAATTGTTGCTCTTGTTCTTACAGCATTAGTTAGATCTGAGTTCCATTCAAAACATTCACCATTAAATATTAATGCAATAGCAGTGCTTCCTAAATTGTCTAAAGACCACATACCAGGTTCTGCAACTTTATCCGTGGTCGCTGCTGCTTGACCCCATCCAGAATAATTACTATGATCAGTTACGGTTGCACCATTAAGATGCGAAGCTCTAGTGGTTCCTCTAACTGCTCTAGTAATTCCGGTAAAACTTGTAGCTGTTACTCCTGTGTAAGATATTTCTTCTGTTCCTACTTGTATATAATTTGTTCCTGCTGTTGGAAAGTTAGCTGTGCTTGCTACATTAATTGTAGTTCCTGTTCCCCCAGTTCCAAACGCATCATTATTTAATGCTCCAACTAGTGTAGTAGTTTGAGGACTACTTGCTGTTCCCCCGTACTGAGATATACCCCATCCAAATACTCCAACCTGATCAGGTGGTCCTACATGATAATATTGAAAATAAGTTATTCCTCCAGAAGTAGTTGCTCCTCCCCCTGTTTCATTACTAGGCATTGTAATAGTTAATGCTGTTCCAGATACTGCTGTTACCATAAATTTTTTATCAGCAAAATCTGCAGCAACAAAATTAGATCCCGTAATAGCAACAAATGTACTAGCATCACCAAATAATATAATGTCACCAGTTTCAAAATTATGTGCTGCTGGAAAAGTAATAGTTACTACAGGTGAACCGTTAGTTGTGCTAAATCCATTTGTAATAGTTGTACCTAATGGATTAACTAAAGGGTGTATATCATAATAAACACCTCCTGTATAAACGTATAAAATTCTATTAGTGCCGATAAGAGAGTACTTAATACCTGTTTTATTTACCATGTGATGTAAACCCCTAGCTGCGCCAGTTAGTTTACTGTTCCCTAATTGAGACCAACCACCTATTTTTTCAGGTGTGCCATATCTAAAACGAACATTTGTACCACCTGTCCACTGTGATTCAGCGCCGGTAGATGTAACTTGTTTATTAAAACCTGGTAAAAATCCTAATTTTTGTAGCATAATATCACACTATATAGTTATATTTGTAATAAATCTAGATTAACTTGATCACCTATTACACCTTTTACAAAACTATTGAAAGCCAAACTAGTCCTAATATTAGGAGAATTCTTAGTATCTACGGAATGTGATAAATAAGAAGAAAATAATATAATTGAATTGGACCTTACTGGAAGTACAAAATCATGAGAATTCCATGCATTGTATTCTTTAGGATACATTAAAAATTGTAAAGAATAATCCTGTCCTATTTTAGGTTTGTATATTCTGATACTATCTTTGTTAGGATCAGCATTAAAATATACCACACCAGATATAATACTATTGGGATGGTTATGTGTGTGATGATATCCTTTTTCTTTAGTTTCATTTAACCAAGATTGCGTAATATAAGGAGTTACATTATTTTTTGTATTTATAATTGTTTTGTAATATTCTTCTAGGTGGGACTGGCATTCTTTTTTTAAATTTAAATACAAAGGTTGTTCTAAAATATAATTATTCTCACTAGTTTTGTTGCCTTTATTTTCTTTATACACAACTTTATTATTTAAAATTTTATTTGAAATAGGTTCTTTTAAATCTGCTTGATAGATAGGGGTAGGAAATAAATTATGAATCATATGTTAAAAGTAATTAAAATTAATATTAAACCTTGCACGTTGATCAGTACAGTTAGTGCTGCGGTGAAATTTACTTGGATCAAAAAACAGCATTCTATTTTCTACAGAGTTAATAAATTTATCTCCAATGTAAGTTCCCCCATTACAGGTGTTTAAAGAAAATAAAGCTCCTTTATGAGATTTTTTATTATCTCTGTGTTTATCATGAACAATAAGTTTATTTGTTCTAGGATAAAAATTAACTTTAATTCTTTTTAAAAATAAATCTTTTCCTATTTTATCTATAATTACTTTTATGTCTTGAAAGAAAGGACTATTAGGAGCATGGTCATTATACACTACATGAGTTAAATAAAAATTATAATCTTCTTTGTTTTCAAATGTAATATTAGGGGTATAGAAGTAGGGCAACTCCATTGCTTTTTTCTGTATATCTTTAAATACATCTATCGGTAAAAAATTATCTATTATTTCTATACTTGATCTTGCCATAATTTAAGATTCCATTCTTTCCATTGAGCATATTTAAAAGAAGTATGTACACTATTTTCTATATCTTCTTTTGTCATTCCTTTTATAATTTTTAAAAGTTTTAAAAAATCTTCATCTTTGTTTTCATCCCAAATATTTTTAGCATGATTCCAAAACTTAGATTTATAAGTAGAACCGTTTGCATAATGCCACAATATAAAATTTTGTACTTTATTAACATGATCTTTAATATTTAAACCTGTTTGATATTTACTAGTATTATTAAATATATAGTCATAATAAAACCTAGCAGTTTGTATATACATTCCCATGGCTGTAGCTTCTAACGGTTCTAAAAAGAAAAGCCTGTTTCCATTTAATAAAACCCTGTTATCTATTATAGGTTCTTTTGCTACGTATTGATTAAAACTAAATTCTTTTGCATCAGTAACTTTAAAAGTTTTTTTAAAATCTTTTTTGGCATCTACAACACTAGTAATATTTTTGTTGAATAAATAACCTAGAGAAGTTTTTTGAGGTAAAGGAATATAAAAACACCAACCATTGTTGTGGGCGATAGATCTGGTCCATAACACATCATTTTCTTTTTTAGGAAGACTACCCAATAATGCAGTGTTTAAAGGATTGTGTAATTTATCATAGTTATCTAGATTTTTAGGTGTTCCTCTACAATCTATTATATAGTCAGAATCAATACTATCTAAGTTATGTATGTTTTCATCTGTTTCTTTAAAATTAATTTTTAAATTGTTACACACATAGTCTTGAAATTGTTTAGGTTCAAAGTGTAAAGCATAAGTTCCTAAAGGAAAATTGTGATAAATTTTTTTATTTTTCTTACCAAAGTTTTCATACATAATACCTGTTTTAATTGTATAGGGAAAATTAGTTAAGTAACTTGCTCCAAAATTTTCAAACAATCTTTCTGGAAAACTTAACGTAGTTCCTTGACCAGTAGGTACTGGAGGAATACTAGAGTCATAGATAAGTTCTATATCTATTTTTGTATTTAATTGTTTTTTAAAATGAGCAAAATGCATTGCAGAAATACATCCAGCGTTTCCTCTTCCTAAAATAGTTATCTTCATATTAATTAAACGTTGCTATTGCAATTATTCTGTGACCTCTTTTAGGGTAAACCATATAATGAGGACACTGGTTAAAACAAACTCCTTTAAATTTTTCAGGAGTAATTCTTTTTATAATCTTATCTTCTTTTTTATTTAAAAGAACTGTATGTGAATTTATATCCATAGGATCATTTAGATAAATAATCAATTGTTTGTGTGGAAAGTCATGATCAACATGTGTTCCAGATTTATCTGCTCCATCATAAAAAGCTACATTAAGAGAATATCTTAATATGTTTTTATATTTAATTTTATTTTTATTACAAAATTGATTTAATATTTTTATAAAAAAATCTGCATATTTAGAGTTAATACCTTTATCATTTTTCTTTCTTTGTTCTATTCTGCCTACAATAATGTGACTTAAAAAATGTTTGTTATCTTTTCCAATAGTATTTTTTTGTAAATAAAAAGGAAAGAATCCATGTAGAGTAATTTCATCTAAAGTATGTTTATCTTCTGGTGATAAAAAATCTTTATCTTCTTTATAAAATAATTTCATTTTATTATAAGCATATTCCAATCAAGTTTAGGTATAATTTCCCCTAACTCAAAATCTTTACTTTCGCTATTCTTTACGTATTCATTCAGCTCTTCCATATCTAAAATAACCCATTGATCTTTAAACTCAAATACCATTTTGTCAGCTTTACTTTTTAAACTTCCTTTTTTAAAACCTCTATTATTAGAAGCTTTAGTAAGATCCCTAACATCAAATTTAAAAAAAGCATTTTTATCTTTTAGAATACCTGCAATATTCCAAGAGCTTTGTTTAGTGGGTCGCTCTACGTTAGTTAAATACCTTTCAAATCTTTCTAATATGGTCATTCTAGATCTTGAATATATATTATTTTTGTGATAATAAAACTAAAAAAATGAAAGAGACATGGAACTAGAAAACTATTGTTGGGTATTTAAATCGGTCTTAACACCTAAGTTTTGTGATGATTTAATTGAACATTCTAAAACTAAAGAAGAGCTATTAGGTTGGACGGGTAATCATAAACCTCATTCTACAAATATTAAGGCTATAAAAGATTTAAAAAAAACACGAGATTCTAATATTATATGGATGGATGGTTCTTGGATATACAGAGAAATACACCCCTATATAAACCAAGCTAACAAAGATGCTAATTGGAATTTTGAATGGGACTATAGCGAGGCTTGTCAGTTTACTAAATATCAACTTAATCAACACTATACTTGGCATGTAGATTCTTGGAAAAAACCTTATAAAGCTCCAAACGAATTAGAAAAACATAACAAAATAAGAAAGTTATCTGTAACTTGTTCTTTATCTAATCCCGAAGATTACCAAGGAGGAGAATTAGAAATAAACATAGCTAACCCGACTAATACAAATAAAAAAAATATAATTACTTTATCCGATGTTCCTAAAGGAACAATTATTATATTTCCAAGTTTTCTTTGGCATAGAGTAAAACCAGTAACTAAGGGTACAAGATACTCATTAGTAATATGGAATTTAGGAGGTCCATTTAGATGAACGAAAATATACATTTTGAAACATACTTTCAAACACCAGTCTATGTAACTCAGTTACCAGAATTATTAGACAAATTAAATGAAGCGTCAGAACCGCATATAAAATATGCAAAAGGAAAAAATAAAATATTAAGTAAAGAGAGAGATAAAGCTCTTGGTAAAAAAATTGGAGATCTAGGCATGACTCATCACTCCGGGCCTTTAGTTGGTCTTCCTGCATTTGCTGACATTCAAGGATATGTTGAAAGAAGATCATTAGAAATAATGGATCACTTAGGTTATGACATGACTACTTATGACATGACGTGGACTGAAATGTGGGTACAAGAATTTTCAAAAAAAGGTGCGGGATATCATAACGCTCATATACATTATGATAACCATATTAGTGGTTTCTATTTTTTAAAAAGCTCTGAGCATACTTCTCATCCAATACTTAAAGATCCTAGAGTTGCTAAAACGATGTCAATGTTACCATTAAAAAATCCTAACGAAGTTTCAATGGGTAGCGGATCTATTCACTATAGACCAAAACCTGGAACCCTTATACTTTTTCCGGCTTATCTTGAACATGAGTTTTCAGTAGATCTGGGTATTGATCCTTTTAGATTTATACACTTTAATCTTCAGGCAGTTAGAAAGCAGGAACATGTCTAGTGAACAACAAAATAGGTTTTTTTATTTTGGTCCACTACTATTTAAAACAAAAGTAGATAAGTATAAAGACATGCTTAAAAAAATTAAAAAAGAATATAATTACAATAAACATTTAGCTTCTCATATTAATGAAACTTATTCTTATGATATAAAAGAATTTAAAAAAAATGTTGAAAAACAATTTAACAGTTATTTTAATTTTTATGAACATTACTATAACACAACCTTGCCAAGTAAAGATTACATTGTTGAGTACTGTTGGGTAAATATTATGAAAGCAGGTGATTCTAATCCACCACATACACATGATGGTGATTTTTCTTGTGTACTATATTTACAAATTCCTGATTCTTTAAAAAAAGAAAGTGATGATTACGTAGGTCGAGACACAGCCGGACCCGGTGGTATTAAATTTATTTACGGAGAAGACAGACCACATTGTATAACAGATGTAGAAGCAAAACCAGTAGAAGGGGATATGTATATATTCCCAGCTAATCTTCGTCATGTAGTAAACTCTTTTAAAAGTAAAGGTACAAGAATAAGTATGGCAGCAAATATTAAATTAAAACATCCTGTTAGGTATTTTTCATGAGTTTTAAAAAAGACAAATACATTGTTATTAAAAAAGCTGTTTCTAAGGAACTAGCTTTATTTTTATATAACTATGTCGTAGTAAAAAAACAATGTTTTACAACTATGCGAAATCGTCAATACATATCTCCCATGGAAACAGCATTTGGAAGATGGGGAGACAAACAAGTTCCAAACACTTTTGTTGCTTATGCAGATATTCCTATGGAAACTTTAATGTTAAAGCTTCAACCTCTTATGGAAAAAGCTACGGGTTTAAAACTATATCCAAACTACACTTTTCTAAGATCTTATAAAACAGGAGATATTCTTAAAAGACACAAAGACAGATTTAGTTGTGAGATATCTACAACACTTTACTTAGGGGGTGACCCTTGGCCTATTTATATTGAACCTTCTGGAAAAGAAGGAATGAAAGGAAAAAAAATAAATTTAAAAGTTGGAGATATGTTGGTTTACAAAGGAGAAGATTTAGAACATTGGAGAGAACCCTTCAAAGGAAAAGAAGACTGTGTTCAAATTTTCTTTCACTATAATAATGCAAAACGTAAAGGTGCTAAGGACAACATGTTTGATAAAAGACCTCACGTTGGTCTACCGTTCTGGTTTAAAAATAAAAAAAATTGGTAATGAGAATTCTAGCATTTAATATTGCACACGATAGTGCAGTATGTAGTTTGTTAAATGGTAAGATAGAATTTTTTTGTAAAGAAGAAAGATTGACTCGTAAGAAAAGAGACAAACATCCTTTTAAATCCATGGAGCTATATGAAAATTTAAAGTTAGGTAAAGTAGATCATGTGCTTTATTTAACTCCCTCTAACTGTGAGCCAGACATAGAACATGTGTGGAGAAACTATGTTAATAAAAAATTTAATATAGAAATGGAAAATTATTCTTCTTTGTTACATCACAAATGTCATGCTAGTTTAGCTTATCATAATAGTAAATTTAAAAAAACTTTAGTTTTTGTAATAGATAGAAATGGAAGCATTTTTTTTAAAGATGGACAATCTGTGGCTAGAGAAAGTGAAAGTGTTTTTGTAGCAAATAAAAATAAACTTGAATGTATTTCAAAAAACTTTTGGTTAGAATTAAATAAAGAATCTCAAAAATATAATATTTTAAATTCATTAAAACAATATTATCCTGACTGCGATATTTCTTCTAATAATTCATTAGGTATTACTAGAGTGTACGAAGCTGCTACTACTTTAATTGGTCAACATGTTTTAGAAAACGGCAAAACAATGGGACTTGCTTCCTATGGAAAAAAACTTAATAATGAAAAACTTTTTGTAAACAACATACCTGATTCAAATAAATTTAGTTTTTTAAAAGATGATAGTGTGTGTTTTTATAATTGTGAAAACTCTATAACCAAAGACATTAATAAAACTAATTATAATTTTTATGCAGATAAAGCTAGGTTAGTACAAACAGAAACACAGGAACAATCTTTACGTTTAATAAAAAAATATGTAAAAAGCACAGGTATTAAAAATGTTTGTATGGTGGGAGGTTACGCTTTAAATGTAGTAGCTAATAATTTTTATTTAAAAAACTTACCAAATGTTAATTTTTATTTTGAACCAGTTGCAGATGATACAGGTGTACCTATAGGGGCCGCAATGTTGAAATATAAAGAAGAGACTAAAAAACTTGTACATCCATGTACAGATAATTTTTACCACTACTATAAAAAAGAAAAATTAAAGATAGGTAAAAAATCTAATATAAAAGAAATATCTAAACTACTAGCAGATAAAAAAAGTGTAGCAATATTTGAAGGAAACCCTGAAGCAGGACCTAGAGCATTGGGACATAGAAGTATATTATTTGATCCAAGACACTCTGATGCTAAACAAATTGTTAACAATATTAAAAAAAGAGAATGGTACAGACCTTTTGCAGGAGTTGTTTTAAAAACTGAATTTAAAAAATATTTTGAAACTTTAGACCTAAAAGAAAGTCCTTACATGACAATAAATTTTAATGTTTTACCTAAAATTAAAATTCCTGGAGTTGTGCATGTAGATAATACATGCAGAGTACAAACAGTTTCTGAAGGTTTTTTATATAAATTATTAAAACAATTTTATGTGGATACAAAATGTCCGGTATTATTAAACACCAGTTTTAATTTAGCAGGAGAAGCCTTAGTTCAGACTCAAGAAGATGCATTACTGACATTGAAAAATAGTTCGTTAGATGCTATATATTTTGTAGATGAAGAAAAGATTGTGATGAAAGATGATTAAAAAACACATATTAACAGATACCCCTTTATTTGTAGGTGATGTAAATATGCCTAAAGAATGGCATATTGAAAAAGATGAAATGGTTAAACACATAACTATTTCACATTACTATGAAGATGTTCAGGATAAATTTTATAAAACAAGAGATAGACTTGAAACTTTTATAAGAGAATATATGCATGTTGACCATAACTATCTTATTACTAGAGGAGATGGACATCATCCTTATGCTAAATATTATGAAAGAAATGAAATATCAAAACCTATACTTGAAGTAAATCCTTTTAATCTTAAAGCTTCTCCTGATTGGGTGTGTTTGTATGGAGTAGAAATAGATCCAGGTAGTTGTAAAATAATTATTACATACGATGATAATAGAAAAAAAAATAAAACCTGGACGGTAGATTTAAAAACAAATAAATTTGTTATGTTTCCAGCTACGCTATCATATTATATTGAAAACAAAAATAATTCTCATCTAAATTATATTCAGACTTTGACGTATGTTAATGCTGGTGATGTTTGTTATTAAAGAGTAGAGCTATCTACAACTTCCCAAGCTTGGTTTTCTTCACTCCAAACCCATTGTGTATTGTCTGTATCCATAGCTTCAGTTTGTTCTGGCTTAGGTCCAGCTGGAGATTCCCAATCTGATATAGTTAAATTTTTTATCCAAGATGGATAATTTGGTTTGGGTGGAAAAAATTGTTGGTTTTCTAAATCCCATGTAAAACCTATTCCAGCAAAGTGTCCTCTAAAAGGAGTTCCGCCTAATGCATGTACTCCATGAATAGTATTTCTTGAAGTTTGAATCCATTTATTAGCTGGCCAATTATTATGCTTTTCTAAATAAGCTTGACCCACTGCTTCAGATTCATTTCCATTTTCATCTAGACAGTCTTTATCGTCTACATGTAATACAGTAAGAACAACGTTGTTGTCATCTATTTTTGCAAAGTTAGCCATTATTTAAATTTATACCTTATAATTACAGCGCCTGCAGCGCCTGTTCCAAATGCTGCTCCGCCACCTGTTCCATCTTCACCTACAGGTACAGCGACACATACTGGACTCATACCACAAACTTGAGAACCAGGTTGGCCTCCGCCACCTCCGTATCCTCCTGTTCCTCGTATAGGAGTAGGTACACAAGCAGCTTGTGATTTACCACCACCGCCACCGGAAAAATATCTTAATGCTCCATCGGGTCCTGGTGTTCCGTCTTCGGGACTAATTGCTGTTCCGTGACCTACACCACCATTACCACCTTTAAAAGAAGAGGGTGCTCCAGAACCTGACGTTGCAGCACCGCCGCCTCCGCCTCCAGCTCCGTACCACGGTCCCCCGGGACTTCCACTTCCACCACCGCCTGGATTTCCTTCAGGTGGAGAATATCCTCCAGCATTACCACTTCCAGCAGAGTTTGACGCTGAACCGGCTTCGTTTCCACCGCCGCCTCCAGATCCACCTGTTCCTCCTGGACGTTGTCCTGGATTCCATTCTTGAGCTCCTTGTCCTCCTCCAGTTGTAGAAATTCCAAACGCTGTTGTGTTTGGAGCAACTGTTGGTGGGTTAGCAGGTGATCCACCTGAACCGACTGCAATAGGATATCCTCCTGCTGCGATTGTTTGAGAATTAGATGTTGCTACCGGACTTGCTGTGTATGATCCAGAGATTGGAACTTCGTGAGATTCTCTAAAACCTCCAGCTCCGCCGCCACCAGATCTACCTGTTTGGCCTCCGGCGCCACCACCGCCTAAAATTAAATAATCAACTTTTCTTGTTGGAGCAGGTACACACGCACAGATACAGGCTACACAAAAAGTTCCTGGCCCTGTAAATGTGTGAATTCTATAATCACCATCACAAGTAATAGTTCCACCTGTAGCGTTAATTAAACCTTTTGCAGGTCCGCCTGTGAAACCAAAAGCTTTTACTGACGCTGCCCCTCTTGATCCTAATATTGGCATTATCTTTCTCCTCCTAATTTATTACGCAAACTGTGTTTGCGATGCAAACGCTGTAAATGTAGCATCTCCAGTTTTAAATATTGTATATGTATATATATCTACAGAGTTAGCATTTCCTGCTGTTGGAGCAGCTCCGCCTTGCCATTCAGGAGTGATAGCACCGCCATCAATGGTTACTGCAGAATTGTAATAAGGTGTTCCTGTGCATGTTACAGCAAAAACAATACTAATTGACTGACCTGTAGCCATAATTGCGTTTAATGCATTTGAACCATCTCCTCTTATGTTAAGAGTAAAGTTACCTGCTGCTGCAGATGTGTAGTATAAAACTGCTTGTGTTATAACATCGTAGTTAATTGTTCCTGTAGCTGCTGTAGCTGATACCGTAGCTTTTTCAACTAAGTTTTGAATAGAACCAGCACCAAGAGTTACTCTTCCAAGTCCGTTTGGTGTTAAACTAATAGCACCATCAGCTGCATCTGTAATAGTAATACTTCCAGAATTTGTTCCAGAATTAGTGTCTAAGACAAGGTCATGAGCACCACTTGTAGTAAGTGTCGCTGCGGCAGCACCTGTTCCAAAAACTGTTTCTCCAGTTCCTTTTGGTTTAATATTTATACCAACATTAGTTTCTCCCGTTGCTGAAAGAGTTGGTGCATTACCTGTTGCAGCATTTGCAATTGTAAATTCATTAACTGCTGAACCTGTTGCAGTAATATTAATTAATTCGTTTCCGCCTGTATCTAAAATATTAGTACCAATTTTAGGGCTAGTTAAAGTTTTGTTTGTTAAAGTTTGTGTTCCCGTAAGAGTTACATCACCATCGCCAAAACCTACATCATAAACACCAGTGTTAGTTGATACACCATCAAAATAAACTAGTTTCCAACCTTTATCATCTGTTGCCCAAGTAACTGTTGCACCTGAACCTGAAGCTGCTTTAAGTTGTAATGTTTCTGCGTTTGTAGTCGTGTTTTTAATTAAATAAAAATTTTCTGTTAAAACTGGAAATGTAACAATTCTTGATCCTGTAAGAGCACCTGTAAATTCTATAACTCTTGTTGCAACAACTGATCCTGTTCCACCATCAGTTTTAGAAAATCCTGTAGTTCCTGATCCTGCAATAGCTTGTGATATATATCCACCAGAGATCTGCTCAATGATACTTAAATTTGTATTTGTTTTTGTTCCCCAAGTACCAGCGTTTTCGCCGGTTACCATTAACTCTACGCCAAGAGGTGTGTATGCTGATGTCATTTATTAATCTCCTAATTGTTGTATTTATACTTGTTATATAGTTTTAAGTCAAACATAATTATGCTGGATTTATCTTAGTATACCCTGTGCTTGTTTTAGGTATAATTCTTCCGTATGTACCTGGAAATGATATTCCTACATTATTTAATGTTATTGTAGCAGATAATCCTAGACCTACTAAAGAGGCATTAGTTTCCTGTATCGTAGTTACTGTGCCTAGTGCAGAGGTTAAAGACTGACCTGTAAGGGTTACCATAGTAACCGGTGAAGAAGTAACAGTTCCTAAAGTAGTGGAAGCACTTATTCCTGTTAAAGCCGTAACTGGATCTGAAGATATGGTAAACGATCCTACGTTAGTTTGAAGAGCAGTTAATGCAGTTAAGCCCATTACATTATCTGGAATAATAGTTCCAACAGCAGTTGTTGCTGATAGTCCTACTAAACCTACTGAATGATCATCAGTTGTAAGTAGTCCTTCAGTAGAAGTTGCGCTTAAACCAGACAACGTAAATGTAGCATCTGTTGTAATGGATGATAAAGAATTTAATGTAGTAGTAGCTGTTAAACCTGTTAAACCTACAACATCTTCTGGTGCAAGCTCTCCAACATTTGTTGTTAAACTTAAACCATTTAAAGTAAATTCTGTTCCTTCAACATCACCCCAACTATTTTCACCCCAGTTTAACGTACCCCAACCTGGTCTTATTACAGCAGTTAAATCTCCTACGGCTGTAGTCGCGGTTAAACCAGGTAAAGTTATTATGGTATTTGCTCCACCCCAACCTTCAAATCCCCATGTGTCAGCACCCCAACCTGTTTCATGAAACGCTGTTGGTGTTCCTACGGCAGCTGTTGTTGATAATCCTGTAAGAGTAATTACTACGTCATCTTGACTGCCCCAAGTATTATGCCCATAATTTAACATACCCCAAGAATCAGAAGATACTGTATTTGCTTGGCCACCCATGTATGGGTGAAGAGAACAATAATAATAAAGTTGTGGTGCGCTATCTGCTACAACTATTGTAACTTTAGTAGAACTGTTATGTGTTACTCCTGTCGTATACTCTACTCCGCCTGAATGTGTTCCATCTGAAGTAGTCGAAAATTTAAAAGGATGACCAGCAGGATAATTAAATACATAAGTATAACCTTCTGCAAGGTTTACCGTTTCCTGTAAAACACCATCTATATAATATCTATTACCAGAGCCTGGGTTGGCTACTGTGACTGTAAATGTTCGGATTGCCGACATAAGGACTTACTCCCTATGCTATCTGAACGATTGCGTTACCTGCTGTTTGAGCTGGGAATTGAATTGTAAAAGTTCCAGTTGTTACAGTTTTATCTGCACCAAAATTAATTGCACATACTGCTCTGTTAGCAGTGAAACCTGTTATTGAAGTTGTATTATAAATCAAACATCCTCTTGCTGTAAATGAAGCTGATGATCCCCACGTAGTAGTATTAAATTTAACACATGCTGTATCGCCAGATAAAACTGGATCTGCTGATGCTACTAAAGTATTTCCACCGCCTGTGTATCCAGAAGATGTTGTGGTTACTTCATAAGTGTTTGTTGGATCAGCCGTTGCATCTGCGGGTGCAGTATATGCTGTAGTTGATTTACTTAATGTTGCTGAGTCACTAGAATATAATGCAATTTTAAATGTGTTACCTGTTGGTGCTCCACTTGCGTCATTAAAATTGTGTCCGCCTTGTAGGATCTCTACTTTGAATGAGTTTGCTATTGCCGATGTTATTGTCATAATTTTTTTCTCCTAATTACTGAGGCGCTGACTCGATTGGTATTCTTATTGTTCCATCCGTGTAATCGTCTCTTCTTCTTCTTCCAATCTGCATCGCTGCAAACGATTGTAAAGAAGTTTTATACTTATTTTCATATAGTGTCAACATATCTTGTGGACCTTTTAAAAACATAAATGCCTCCACTAAACATGCATATAAGAGTCCTTGAGGAAAGTAATTACTTATGTAAGTTCCTCCTGTATCGGTCTCTAAACCGTTTGGCATAGCATTATAATGAATAATATATTGATAGTTTTGATCTGGAGTAGGACCTATATAAACAGCACCTGATGTAGTAGTGTTTGCTCCTGTTGTAGCACCCCCAAACATAGCATAATATTTAGGTAAACCTTTTACATCTTGACCAGTCTGTCCTCCTTCTGGTCCGGTTGCTTCACCTACATATTCCGATATAAAGGTTTGGTCACGTCTTTCTAACCACACACCTTGTTCTGTAATAGCTGTTGTTGAATTAAATACTTGTATACCTCTAACAAATAATGTTTTTTTAGGCATTGTAATTGTATTAAAATTTGCAACAAATTGTGCTTGTGCTTGAATCCTGTCAGAGTCCATAGGACAATCTAAATTAATTCTAAATTCTGCGTTTTCTATAAATCTATTAATAACAGCTGCTGTAAATACATTAGCATCTACTTCTGTGTAATTTCTAATATCATCAGTTAATTCTGCGTAAGTGTATCCAGCCATAATTAACCTCTATCATTAACGGGTCCAATTGTACACTGAAAACCGCCTCCTGTTTCTGAACTAGCTGCTGCACTTACTAAAGGAACAGTAAGAGAATTATAAATTGTTCTTGTAGCAGGTTGAGCTCCTGTTTGTTCTGTCGTTCCAATCGCTGTTGCTAAACGAGATCCAAATACTTTAGCTCCATTATCGTGAGATTTAGCAGGAGTATTAGCTAATACTTTTCCTCTATATGGTGCTGATGTCCCACGTGTGCATCCTGTTAAATTATTTCCAGCTTTACCTGCGTATTGAATAGTTTCGTTTTCATAAGCGCCACTAGTTGCATTTATTTTTTCAATAACAATATATCCTGATGTTGGAAATTCTGAAGCATCATTTAAAATAACTGTATTAACAGTATCATTAATAGCACCATTTAAAGTAGTTTCTAATTCTAGAGTAGATATAGCAACACCACCAACTGTTGACTTAACTGCTTGAAATCTTACATGAGTTTCTCCTTCATTAATTTGATTAGAAGGAAAAGAAACATTTAAAGTTGTATTAGAATTTGTTGTAAATGGATTGTCAGGTAAAATATCCTGCACTGCAAATTCTACTCTTGCAGGTCTTGCATGCATTAAACCTTGTGGGTCAGCTCCTACAGGATGTGGTTCTAATTGTGGTTGTTTAGCTTCAAACTCAGAATTGTGTACCCACGCACCCGTCCATTCTTGCACCATTTCTCTATATGGAAATGCTGCTCCTGATCTGTCAGAGATCATTAATGCTCTACTACCTTTTGCGAATCTAGCCATTATATATTTGGATAGTATGTTTTCGGAGTAATAAATGTGCTAGCTGCAGAACCATCTTCTGATAATGCTCTAGCTAATTCATCTTCGTACAACAACTTCATCTCCTGTGTTCTTTGTGGTGCAAACTTCATAGATAAATAATATGATAATCCTGAAATCATACATGGTATAAATCTAAAAGGTGTATCACTTGCGTTAGTATAAGCTCCTGCATCTTGAATTCTTTTAACATAATAAACACTAAGAAAGTTTCCTGCTGCAGTTGCGTTAGGTAATGGATAAATTGTAAGTGTAACTTTTTCAATAAATCTTTGTACCCAAAATTGTGAAGGTGTTCCGTTAGATGCTTTATTTGCTGTTGCAGCATATGCATCTCTTGCAACTTTTGTTAATCCTGTATCTGCTTGATTTGTTGTATTGTAATTTTGTCTATAAGACACATTTAAAATATCTGTGATACCGTAAACGTTAGCTGTTGGAACAGTTGTAGCTTGTGGTGGTTCTCCACCTCCAGGCACATCTGTAGAATTTCTATAAAAAGTATATATACCAGACCCTTCAGCTGTAGCATCAACGTTAGTTGTTGAACCTGCTACTAAATTAATATTAGTATTTCCTACTTCCCAAAAATGTATTCCTCTATTACCCCATTCTTGAAAAAGAACGTTTAAAGATCTTCTTGCAGTTTTAATTTGATGACCAGCTGTGCCTACTAAACCTAGACGCTCGTATGCGTCAGCTATAATTTCATCAATTGAAAAGTCCTGGTCAAAACTATAGGACTGTGAAGTAGTATTAGCCATTGGCTACCTCTAAAATGTTCCGATTATGTAAAAAAAATCTACGTTAGTTAGATCTGCGTACACTCCATCAGAGGCATATATACCAGCTGCTGGTATTTTAAATTCATGAACATGATTAGCTGCTGTACCAAACTTACCATGAAATATTAATTTGCCTGCTGTTTTAGAACTATCTGCTTCATTGTAAAGTTTAACTTCAGCATCAGTATTACTAGCTTGAGCAAATACAGATAAAATGTTTGCACTTCCAATATTAGCTGCTGATCCAGCAATTAATTTTTGTACCTGACCGTCAGCTGTAAGAACTACCGATTGTCTAACTTTTGATGTTATTGACATATTTTTAATCTCCTTAAATTAATATGTGGGGCCAAAGCCCCACACTAAATTAATTATTACGCTATTGTTGCACCTTGAACTGAAGTTGCAACCCAACCAATAGTACTATTCCAAACTAAAGTAACTGATTCA